GTTTCACGGTCCCGATTAGCGCGCTTGTCGTCGAGGTCGCGGGTGAACATTGGCACGCCCACTGGTGCTGGTCGTGTGCGGCGTGAGCTTGCGCTGAGCACATCGCTGAGACGTGCGCGAGCTGCCTGCTGCTGAGCTGCTGGATCTGCTGCTGGTGCTTCTGCTGGCATCTCTTCGCCAGAGACCTCTTCGGCCATTGCTAGCTCGATAGCCGCGATGCGAGCATCGTGGTCTGCGATAAGAGCAACGATTTCATCTACTTTGGCAGTCTCTTCGGGCGTCCACTCACGGGTCGATGCCGACTCATGGTAGGTCTTGGCCTGCTCTACTAGACGTGCTCGCTCTGCGAGCAGGTCGCGACGTGATACGCTCATGCAATCCTCCCTGCGCAGCCGAGCTGCGACATAAGTAATCTTCGGCCTCTCAAATGTACGCTCAGTCTTAATTGACTGGCGCTCCACTGATCACGCGACCGTATCGCGACCGTGGTGTCCGGATATGCGGGAATGGTGACGACGGAGACCTCGATGAGCTCGACATCTGTCACTGTCCGCACTCGCACTGTTTCCTCGATTGTCCACTCGTCAGCTCGCACAATGAAGCCAAATGACATTTGGTTGACATCGCCGCGCTGAATGAGTGCTAGCAGATCTTTGGCATAGCTTGTGTCTGGCGGGTAGATCTCGACGCCAAGACCATTTTTGTCGGTGCTGAGTTTGAGCGTGCCCGCACTGCGACGACCTAGCACAAGCGATGAGTCGTGATTGATCAGCGCTCGCACATCTGCGTTTTTATCCTCGAGGGTGCTGGCAAATGCCTGCGGTGCTATGCGCTCGCGGAAACCGCCTAGATCTTCGCTGAGCGGCCCGTACACGCTGGCATAGCCCATCAGGCGGCCAGCGTCAGATGAGACAGTAGAGAGTAATCTACGCTCCATTGTCGTCCTCCCTATCCATCTGACCTGCTACTTTGTTCGCCCATGTTTGCCCCGGATCTCCACCCCATAGCGCCCAGGCAATGCGGCCAGCGCTTGGAAAACCGTCTTGACCGGGTGACCAGCCCTCGCCCTGTGAATCGACGGCATGGCGGGCAAAATAACTCACCATGCGCCCAATTGTGTCGGGGCTGATGTTGCTCCCATTGCTGAGATCTCTGGCTCGAGCAACGCCTACCTCAGTGCCACCGCGACCATATTCGGCTCGCCACGCTAGGCCTCGAGCGGCCTCTTCACGGACGCCAGCAGGTGGCGAGAAATCAATATTGTCGTATTTTGCTCGACGCTCAGCAGGCATCGATCGCTCAGTCTCTGTTTTGCGTAGCGGCAGGATCGGTCGCCATTTGATCCGCCAGCCATGCCTACCACCTGGGCGGCTCGGTGGCACTAGCTCACGCTCACGCTCGATGCCACACACACGGCAGCGATTGGTCGAGCCATGCTCGCAGCTCGGGATCTGGTGCTCGGTCATGGCGAGAGCAAGAGCGATTACAGTATCGCTGGCATATGCCTCAAGGTCGTTGGTCTCTGGCGGTGCTGCTGGTGCTGCTGGCAGCGCTGTAGGATCGACGACGACTGGCGCAACAGTAGGATCAGCAGGTGGTGCCTGAGCTCCGCCCATCGACGATACGGGCTGCATGTTCAACGGTTGCAAGAAGACATCTCCACCCTCGATAGGGTCGAGCTGCTCGAGCGCTCGGATCTCGTTGACGCTGAGCCATCCCCAGTTGCGGCCGATGGCGTATGCGCTGTATCTGGCTGCGAGGTCAGTGCGCAGCAGCCCCTCGACGCGGTGCTCGACGTAGTAGCTGCTGCTGATCGGCAGGAGCAGTTTGTTGCGCACCTCTTGCTCGATGCGCACCAACCAGGGGCGCAGCGTCTCGCTCAAGAACGCTTGGTTTTCCTGCTCGAGCGAGCTGTAGGTGCTGCCGCCAGTTGCCCGCAGTTTGGATACGGGGATATTAAACCACCTAGCGATCTCCTCCAACTGAAAACGTCGAGTCTCAAGGAACTGCGCATCGTCAGGCGGGATGGCAGTCGTGGTCCATTTCATGCCCTCCTCGAGTATCGCTACTCGTGAGGCATTATCGATACCAGAGTGCAATCGTTCCCAGTCGCCGCGCAGGCGACCGCGGGCATCGTCGCTGAGCCTGCCGGGATGCTCGAGCACGCCGGACGGTCTAGCGCCACGACCAAAAAACGATGAACCAAACGACTCAGCAGCAATGCCGAGACCGATCGAATCTCGAGCCAATGCGACAACGCTGGCACCGACGTAGCCATCGCCACCTGGGCCGCGTAGATGCAGTACGTCAGATGCTGGTATGTAGGTCGGGCGAGCGTGGTCCGAGCGATAGATATATTGTAGGTCGCCGTTTTCGGATCGCCCGACTTTCATGTTTTCGGCACGCAGCAGCCAGAGGCGCGTTGGGCGGCCGATTGTGTCTCGCTCGATCTCACAGTAGCCATTGCCCCACGTGAGAGCCTGCGCAAGCCATTGCTCGCGCAGTTGCATCGAGGTCATCTCCTCGTTTGGCGCAAATCGCAGGAGGTCGGCCACCATCATGTCATCAGCGATAATCCGCCCATTTGCAGTCTGCTGATATACGTGAAACGGCAGGCTAGAGATGGTCTCAGAGATAATGCGAACGGCTTGCCAGAACGGTGCATAGCTGAGCGCTGATGACTCAGATACCTGCACACCGGCAGAGCTTACCGCACCACCATGAAACGCTATGAGCGCGGGGTCTCGCAGGCTCGGGCGATTGCCCGCGCGCAGAGTGAATATGCTCCTGATGCGATCTAGGATCGTCATATGAGAGTCATCCCTCGCGACTCGTACACCGACGGGGCACCTCGCCCAATCGCTCCGCCTGCTTCGCCGACTCGAGATCGTGCGACGGCCATAATGCTTGCCACAAGCGCGTCGATCTTTTCGCTGCTCTTAGCCTTACTGGGTTTGATATTGCCGGCAGCGTCTGACTCTATCGAACAGTTGCCCAAGCACCATCGCAATACCGGATTGCCGTCATGTCTCAATTTTCTTGCCATGACCAGCGTCTCAAAATCCTTGGCAGCGGGACTCATGCTTGCGTAGCCCTGCCCAAACGACACGATGTTGAGGCCATCGCTCTGCATTTGCTGAGCCAGTTGGCTTGCATTCCAACGGTCAATTGCGATATCGACGACCCGATACTGTGCGCAGAGTTGCTTGATCCGCGTGTACACATCCTCATACTCGATCACATCGCCATCGGTCACGTTAATGTGCCCGCTCGCATGCCATTGGTCGTAGCGCATGCGGTTGGTGCGCTCACGTTGTTTAAGAGCTCCTCGAGGTGCCCAGCATGTCGGCTCAATCCAGATCGTGCCATCGTCCAACGGAAACGCCAGCACAAACGCCGAGAGATCCATGGTCGAGCTCAGGTCGAGCGCACCATAACACAATCGACCATCGAGATCAGGTCGAGGGCTGCGGCATGCGTCCCATGTCTCGGGTGCGATCCATCGTGTGATTGTGTCGGTCCACTCGCAGAGATGGAGACGTCTGAATGCTAGCTCGCGGGCAGGTGATTGGGCTGCGTCCTGCGCGGCTTGCCTCATGTAGTCCTCTCGGACTGAGACTCCATAGCCGGGATTAGCTGCCCGCCATGTGCTCTCCTGTTTCCAGTCTGCGCCATCAGGTGCGCGGTAAAGGACCGGCAGAAAGCTACGATCCTCTAGTGTGCCATCAGCCACTGCTCGAGCGTGTAGGTGCATCTCGTAACAGAGCGAGTTGCGGTCGTGCCCTGCGGTTGTGATCGAGATCGTGAGCGGTTGTTTTCGCGCTCCAGTCGATGTCGTGAGCACATCCCAGAGCTCTCGATTAGGTTGAGCATGCAGCTCGTCAAAGATAATGCCGCTACAGTTCATGCCGTGTTTAGTGTGGGCATCCGCGCTGATGGCTCGCATGCGCCTGCCGTCTTTGGTGACGATCTCTTTACGCAATACAGAGCACTTGGCATCAAGGGCAGGGGAGTTGCGCACCATTGAGGCAGCGAGATCGAACACGATGGATGCTTGGTCTCGATCAGCAGCAGCGCAAATAACCTCAGCACCGGGCTCGCCATCGCCAAATAAAAGGTAGAGCGCTATGCCCGCTGCCAGCGTACTCTTGCCATTTTTCCGGGGAATCTCGATGTAACACGTCCGATACTGGCGCATGCCATCGGGTCGTAGCGTGCCAAATAGTGGAGCTATGATGTCGTTGTATTGCCAATCAGATAACACTAAAGGTCTGCCCGACATCTCGCCCTTGCTATGGGTCAAGAAATGCTCAAAGAAGAGCTTG